GTTTTCATGTAATCACCCTAACTTATTCATTTCACGCTGAAAATATTTGCTCGCCACTTCAATAGTTGGATTCCAGAAAGGTTGTGCTTGCATACCCCTTGTGTACACGTAACGATTCAACTTATCCGAATAGAATACCCATGGCGTTTTACGCCCAGAACCCGTTATACTGTATATTCCGGTTCCAAATTCCACGTACACACCGTAATGCGATCCGACAATGATTTCAGCACTTAAACCACGATTGAAGTAATTAATCTCGATAGAATCACGTAAGTTCCCATCATCAACAGGTGCTAACGCTTGCGCTTGGCTTTTAATCATTTGTGCTGTTCTTGCTATAACCGCTTTTACTTCACGGATATATTCACGCTCGAATTTGTTTACTGTTCGTATGAAGTCGTTTCTTCCGTTCATACGTATACCGATTTCCACTCTACCCCTAGCCATTAATTAACCTCAAATTAGCTTTCATAACTTCTTGTTGCCCGCCTTGATCCATAGGTTTACCTACAAATTCGTAAGTATCACCATCAAACAAAACTCGCATATTTGAATTAATGTCTTTACGGTACGGGTAGTACAAATGCCTATCGAACGGATGTTGTAATTGATGTGCTTGAAACACTTCGTGAGAACTAGGTGTGTCCATGAATCCTTTTATCTCGTCATATACAATCCATTCACCTTTTTTATAGCCACCGCCACCATCGGGTGTAGGTTCACTTTCAATTAATATAGCAAGTTCATGGGGGAACTCTATCAATTAAAACGCCACCTTCCGATAAGTTTTAAGCGACTTATACAAGTTATTCGGCAAATCCGTATCGTAAGTGTACGAAACACTTCCCATTGTACGGGATTTTAACCCTTTGGTGTTTAATTTGTGACGAATGGATTCAGCAATAAAGATTTTAACTCCTGCGGGTGGGTTTTCTTTATCAAATCTTGTATGACAGTACCTTTCCGCATCCTCTATTAAAATAGGAATATACTCATCTAAATAATTGCTATGTTTGGTTGCGTCAATTTCACCCATCATAGCAATTGTATCTTTTAAAGCCATATAATCACCTACTTAGTTTCGGCTTTTTTACGTCTAGTTGTGCGTTTCTTAGGTTGTTCCTGTTTAACTTCCTGTTTTGGTTGTTCTTTTGGCTTTCTATGCCTTCTTAGTAACATTCCCATAGTTTAACCTCCTAACAACAAAAAAGAGGGGATAACCCCTCTAATTAAACTGTAGCTTCTAATTTAACAACACCATTCTCATTGAATAGGTTAGTAGTGTAGTAGTGGTTTCCTGCTAACACGAAAGTACGTGCAAGAATGTCGTGATCTGCCTCAATGTTAGGGCGTTTTTTCAATACGTACTCAACTGCACCAACTTTTTGAATGAATGAAGTGCCTTGTTCTAGGCGATTTGTTTTAACAATGTCTTTTAATCCAACCATTTCAGCGATTTGTGATTGTGATAAGAAAGTGTTTCCTTGTACTAAAGATTTGTACAACGCTGTGTAATCTTTAGGGTTAATGAATAGGACGTATTCTTGTTCATCCTCATCACCGAATACATCAATTGCATCAATGATATTTTGCGCTGTTGTCGCTGTACCGTTGAAAGAAAGTAAAGATGTTCCTAGTGTTTCTAGGTAATCAATATCTAATTTATCCGCAATGGACATAGTGATTTGATTCCCTGCTTCTTCCATTGTTCCTGCTACGTTTGTAATGATAGCTTTTTCTGTTACTTCGATAGCCTTACCTGCTTCTTTAACTGTTACGGTCTTAGTAGTAACACTTAATTTGGAAGTATCCATAGGAACGCCTTCTTGGAGTTCTTCCGCTGGCCCTACGTAACCGTATGCAGGACGTGTAATTGTATCCCCTGCTGTACCTTCTAGTGTTGTATCTACTTTCGCATAAGGTGCAAATCGGATTGCGTTAGGTAGTTTCCCCGCTACAATATCTGCTAATACTTCTGGATTTAAAAGATCACTTGCTTTAGTTTGTGCCATAGTTTCATCTTCTCCTTTTATTTAGAAAGTTCTTGGTATAGATCGTAATTTGTGTTATACAAATCTAGTTTTTCTGTGTAACTCATCTTATCAAATTCTTCTTTAGTAACCTTATTCCCTTTTGGTTCATTTGGATTACTTGAATGTGGTGTTCTCCCTCTTAAACCGGCCGGTTGCCCTTCATCGAACAAATATCCATCATTCTCTTGTAATCCCTTCAATTGTTCCTCTAGTCCGTGGATTTCTCCATCTTTTAATTCAATTGTATCTAAATCAAGTAAAGCTTTTACCGCTTTAGTATTCTTCGCTTTAGCTTGTATTAGTGCTTTTTCAATCTTAAAATCTAGTGTTTGCTTATTCAGCTTGTCTTGAAAGTCTTTAGCTGTTTGTTCGTTTTGTTCTTTTAAACTTTCAATTTCTTTAACTAGTTCATCATTACCTTTGGCTTTTTCGCCTAATTCTTCAAGTTGTTTGTCACGTTCCGCAACTTGTTCTTTTAATTCCTCTATTTGGCTTTTATAGCCTTCTACGTTGTCTAATTCATCTTTAAGTGCATTAACTGTCTTTCCATGCTCTTTAAAGATTTTATCTACTACTTCACTATCTAATCCTAAATCAGTCAAAAATTGTCTTTTCATTTATTCCCTCTCCTTACGCTGTTTAACGTGTTCCGAACACGATAGGATAGTGTATTTTACGTTTACACAAACGACAAGCCTTTTAGTGTCATGCTTAGGACAAGTGAGTTATCACCATCAAGATAAATGGATCACCTTACCTTTCTCCCATATTGGGTTACAAAGTAAAACATGACACCACTTCCCATTTAGTTATTTAACATGACTAGTAATATATCTAATTTCATGTTCCGTGAAACTATCCATACTAGAATGTATAGTTATATCTGTTTCACCTGTTACTTTTTCGCCATTAACATATAATTCATCGTTTGAGCCTAATCCATCTTTAGAAATAAACAATAGTTTAGGTGGTTTATCTAATTCAATAATGAATTTACCTTTTAATTGCGCCATAGTGTTTCCCCCTTTCGATTAACTATGTTCTTTTAACCATTCCTCATATGTCTTAAATGGAAATGTAACACTAGGTGGTTGTATTTCCTTCCTAGCTTGTTTATACGCTTGTTTATAGGTTAATCCATCTTTGGTATATGATTCGATGCGATTAGCTAATTTTTGTTGGTATTCTGGATTGGTGTAATCCCTACCCCTTCTTATTTCAGGTAGCATACCATTTACTTTAGTGATTTTCACACAACGACAATTTATATCCATAGAAGGCACACCCCATAAGTGTGGGCCTTTTGCTTTTAATCCTCTATAGCGGAAATAACCGTTTTTATCGGTTTCTTTGCCATCTAATTCCCTATGGCTATGTCTAACCTTAAAGTCTAACGCACTAAGCCATACGCCTGTTAATTCAGCATATTTCGATGCTTTTTCCTCTGACTTGTTATTAGCAATAGAACGCACTCTTCCTGTTTCGGTTCTTACTACAGTCCTAGCTTTATGTTGACTAAATCCCGTTGTTTTACGCAACTTTCTAGCGATTGTAGCATATCCATCACCATTCATAATACCTTGTGATATTTCAATATTGATACGTCTGATTAACTCGTTTCGATGCGGTTCAAATATTTTTGGCAACGTCAATTTAGGAATAGGATTCGCTATGACCTGTTGTATTAACTCAACACTAGGAATAGTTGTATGCATCGGTTGTTGAGTGAAGTTTTCGTATAAATACATATGTCGCATATAACCTTCTAAATAGATGCTCTCGTTGCTTTTTTGGATAACCCTTATGATTTCCTTATAAGCATCATTTAACATGCTGTTCATTCGTTCTAATTCTTTATTTAGGCGGTTATAACGGTTTATATCGGTCCAACTCAATTCCCCGTTACCATCTGAATACTTGTCGTACATTTCAGCTAATTGAATTAGTAATGTGCGTAACCTTGCGTTGAATACTCGGTCAATATCTTTCTCGGTTTGTTGTGCTAATTTGTCCAGATATTCCTCAATCTCTAATTGGTTCATCAATAGCACCGCCTAACGGTTCTTGATAGGCGTTCTCTTCTTTTGCTAGTCGTTCCAATTCGATAGCAACATCAGTAACTAATGGATGATTCTCTAATACCGTTTCTTTACTAATGATACCAACGGAACTATTCGCATTTTCAATTTGTTCTGTACGGTTCATAATCATAGATTTGTTGAACGTGAAATAGTAATCATCACAGATATGATCAGTCCGGTTATCAGCTATACTAATGTATTCACAGATAAACCAGATTAATTGTTTTAGAGACTTATTAAACTTACGCTCTAGTGTATTAGCTTTCATATCTAGGAAGGAGTACAAGAATTGTAGTGATACACCACTTGGGTTATTACCGAACTTATCACTAGATACGTTAACACCTTGTCCACTTTGGTATATCAATTCTGTTAATCTATCTAATACACTATCCGTGGACTCAATAGGAACTTCACCTTGCTTAATATCAACACCACTTCCGCTTTCCCCATCTGTTTTGATGGTTCTGTAGCGTTTTAAGTTAGTCATGAATTCTTCTAGGTTTGTTCCTTCATATCCCGCAAGCACATAGATAAACTTCTGCACATCTTCAATAGTATTAGTCGTATCAGATATTAGGCGCTCGTATACGTCAATTAGTTCCTTATAGAAAGTTAAATCACTAACGCCTTCTTCATTGTTCTTAAACTCAATGAAAGGAACTCTTCCCCAACCGTAACCCTTATTACCGTAGTAAAAATGCGATTGTGGGTTAATATCGTAACTCATATCCATTACAATACCTGTTTCCAGTTGTTCGTAAAACGTAACCTTCTGATCATCCCAAACTTCAATCTTTACTGTTTCGTCATCCAATTCATAATAACGAATACCACCGACTAAGTTTTTACGTTTTGTATTATCGTATATTGGTATAAATTCTTGTGCAGGAACAATTATAAAATCAAATTCCCCATTATCATCTACATATACGTGTAGCCATTCTTTACCTTTGTTAGATGCTTGTTTAACTAGTTCGGGTAATACGTCATCAAACTCTTCACCTAGTATGCCTTGTATGCGCTCTAAGGTGGGATCGTTATCTTTCTTACTGCTAAGGATAGCGGGTTGCCCTGCCAAATAAGAAACTTTCTGGTCAACCAATGTTTTGTGCCATCCAACAGGTAGTTTGTTGTTTGTGGCATCGTGGTCAATAACTTTTTGGTCATTAACATAGGTGTATATATTACGATTGGTAATATCTGATTGATTAAAATAATACCTCACACCCTCATCCATTTTTGACGTATCGTGATTTTCGATATATTCCTTGATAATGTCAACTACCTTAGGGGAGTTTTCTTTGATGTGTTGTATTAATTCTTCTGTATGCGTTGGTGTATCTGGATACATGCTTTCACCTCTCTTACTTCAATATAGAAACTCTACTTCTTCTCATATCGTCTTCAAAGGCGTAACGTGTAGCATCGCTTTTTGTTATCGTAAAGGCTCTTTATCCTCTACTTCTTGCACTTTCTATTCGTGCAAGTTCGGACTATCTTTTGTTCTCGCTCTA